CTGATTTACCAGCCGCAGAGGATGACCGCCGGATCACTTCCGGCGGTTTTTTTTATATCCAGCATCTGCCTTGCATATTTTGCCAATACAGCCATTTTTATGCGTGCGTGCTATATTTATCCTATGCGTGAAAAAAACTTGTATATGCGTGCCATGCGTGCGCTATTCGTGCATTTTAAATAATATGCGTGTTCTATGCGTGAATCAAAGCATTATGCGTAGCTGTCCATTGCTTTCTTCTTCGTACAAGCTCCGGCTGTTGAGCATCTTTAATGCCATTTTCTTTTTTCTGTAAAAATGCGTGCGAGAAATCGGCATAATCCCATAGCGTGCTTCCATTTTGTCATATGAGATATTATTTAAAATTGATTCTGCTATTTTATCGCCCAGGTAATTGTCTATGCGTGTGCATATCTCTATCGTTTCCTCTCTACTCATTTTAAACATCTCCCTATGCGCGGCACCTAAGTCTCTTACAACATTATACCATATATTAGTTCATAAAAACACAATACATTATCGTATTCAATTTACCAAATTCCATTTACCGTCTTATCAATAGCTTCTCTCATCACTCCACCTGTCATTTTATTCATTGTATCCGCAACAAGACCTTTAAACTCTGCTCTTATTCGTCTATTATGATGAGTACATGGTTTTGAACAATAATTATTTCTTCTACATTTTTCACAGTTGCCATTCAATTTCCACTGTTCATTTTCCTGAATCTGTTCCATAATCTTTTCCCTCACTTTCCTATAAAATCGAACATTTTTATTAGTGCATTTTTTACCGGCATATTTCAGCCGGCAAAAATATCAATATTCAGTTTTGTTCTATGGCATCCTGTAATCTCCCTCTAATGCATTTTCAATTGCTCCTCCTAGATCAGAAAAGAAAACGCCCTCTTCGTCACAATCGTTTTGCCAAAGTCTCGCACCTAAATCATTCAGAATTTCACTTGCTTTTTTTAATATTTCCTTTTCTTCCTCTGAAAAATCAATGTCTACATCATTACTCTTATAAAAGTTAGCCATCTTTTTCTACCTCCGTTTTAATCTGTTAAAGTTCAGTTTAAATGCTGCTTTCTTATCGCAAAAACAGCAAAACCGTCTTTCATTTTTCGATAGAAAGCTAATTATCGTGGTACTGTCTCGGAAGTTTAAAGTCATCTTGAACAGTCAAACGGCTGACTCTTAAATTCTAAATTTTCTCCGGCAATGGCATCCATCCAAGGACTTCGGCATCCACAAGGTTGTTATATACATCGTCTGGATTGAAATGTCTGTACTCCCACCAACCTTGAGGTATAATGTAACAATCCTCATTCTCATCGTATTCTCCATCAATATCTTCCCAATCCCATATGCTGTCATTCTCCAACATTGTTCCGTCTTCATATATTGCCGTTGTAATATGCGATTCTTTTCGGTTCTTGTACTTATAACAAATAAGGACTTCCACCTCACATTCTGGCAATCTGTCGGTTATCCATTTCTGTTCCATGTCTTACCTCCGCTAAATTCTAATTTAACTATTTCACTTCCTGCTCAATATTTAAGTTTCTGAACATTGCGCACATCACACCCACAACAATACTGTTTCCAAACTGCTTGTAAAGTTGCGTGTTGCTATTGACTGCTGCCATTTTGGAAATATCTTCATCGGATACGCCCATCAACCGTCCGCATTCTCTTGGTGTCAGCTTTCGGATACGGTATTTCGTGGCAATATGGCTATTTGCATACCCATGTGTGCCAGCTACAAGATTAGCAGATATACCATTGTCAGAGATTACTGTACCGCACTGCGAACCATCGTTAGAAATCTGACCCACCTTTTCAATCCTTACAATCTCTTGATTTTGTGCGGTTATTGTAGGACACGTATTCCCATTATCTTGCACGCGCCCTCTTCTTGTCTGACTTTCCGGGTAACTTGCATCGAAGCATCCTCCAACTTCACATTCGATAGAACCGCTTTTCGTAGCCTGCTTAATCAGCACCATATTATCTTTCTGCACCGTAGTAAGTGAGTTGCACATTCCTTGTGCATTCAGCTCTAATCTCTGTTCTGTCGGACTTCCTGCTGTTCTGTCTGACGAATTTTCCGGGTTTCTGCCACGCATGGCAACTATCTGGCTTTCAAGTATTTTCGGCTCTTGATTACCACCTTGCATTGTACTCAACGTTGGACTAACCCCCCCCCTACATCATAAATTCTGTTAGTACTCTCAAATTTTGCTTCAAGAGAGCCTAAAACATTTACATCTGCCATAACTACTCCTAAATCATGTTGTTCAGCTTTTACACATCACACCTCGCTGAAAATCTGCTGTTACTCCGGTGTATATACTACCTATTACTTCCATTCAATCACTCCATTGCTACCATAGTTGTCAAGGCCTTTATAGTCTCTTGCCATAAGAGTTACAGCTACATCAATAGGTTTTTCTGCCACCTCTCCACTATTTTTCAACAACCATGTTTCCGACTTGCTGTTGGTTTGAGATTCCGCAGTCATATCTTGCCGTGATGCAGTTTGCAATGTCTCTTCGCTGTGGATTGCAGATTGTTCCGTCAATGCAAGTCTGCTCTGCTCTGCTCTGCTCTGCTCTCAGGATTGTGTTGTGGTAATGTTCCGTTTTCAATCAACTGTTTTATCAGTTTGTCTGCCTTTTCATTGTTGATGTAATACTTCTCGTCCACATCATCTTCAAGGTAATCTTTTATCTTCTTTTTTAATGGTATCGGATGTGGGAAATGGTAGTTATATTCTCCAAAAAACGAAAACATAAAGCACCTTTCACGGTTTTGTGCAACTCCGTAGTTCTTTGCGTTCAAATCCTGCCAGTAGCTTACATATCCAAGGCTTGTCAAAAAATCAATCCAGTTCTGAAAATCTACCATGTTTGCATCGGCATGTACTTGCGGTACGTTCTCCATGAACAGAATCTGTGGTAACTCACCACCATCATCTCTTATCTCTTTCAAAATACGTTCCACTTCCCACAAAAGACCGGACCGTGTTCCACTGCCTTTTTTCATGCCTGCTTGTTTTCCTGCAACCGATAAATCCGTACAAGGGAATGAATAGGTGAGCAAGTAAGTAAATTCCTCTGTGTCGCAAATATTCAAATCTTCTGCATGAACCTTAGTTATATCCATTGTTGGGAAATTTGTTTCATGCACTGCGTTATAGCTTGCTATGGCATACTTATCAAATTCTACAACTCTATAATGATCAAATTTTGCACCAATTCTTTCCAGTGCCATTGCCTGTGAACCATATCCGGCAAAAAGTTCAATTAATCGTATAGGCTTTGTAATACGGATTGGTTCACGTATCATGTCAAAAATGCTTATCTGATTCTGACATTCGTAATCAAACTTATCTAAATCACTCATTTTTTTCAAGGAGACCGCATATGCTTCACTCTGGCCAGAGTCTCGGCTCCTTTCTGATCTATTTATTTCAAATCTTTTCTCTGATTTCTTTTACAAGTACATCATCGTCAGAATATGTCTCTGAAAGTTTAATTGCTGCGGCTTCAAGCAGTTCTTTTAAATCTGCTATGTAGTTGATTTTATTTGCTTCCGCAACAGCCTTTTTATCTACAACTTCTGATACAAGTGTGTCCACAGGAAGCAGTTCTCTACGGCTTTTCAAAATCAAATCTGCCATATTCTTTGGAAGTCCGACTTCATCCAGACAATTTTTAAGGATATCTTGTGTAAGTTCGACTTTCTGTGATTCTTCCTCCTGATCAGCATTTCCATTTGCGATTAAGGTATCGTCCAAAACGCTGTGTATTTCCAAGCAAATCTTATTATTTTCTTCGTCATCTTCTCCAAGCACATCGTTTAAAATGTTCTGGAACACTTTCTTTTTCTCTGATGCTGTCATTTTTGCCTCGCAACCAAGTCCAGCTTCCATAAATTCAGAGTGTGGCTCATTCGTGTTTTTACTGTAAAACATCACAGAATGGATGTCGGTGCTTCGCTCAGTAAATGCCGGGAAAATAAAACCTGTATCTGGCATCCCGACAACCCAGTCTCTGATTCGTGATTCAATGCGGTTTTCGTCCTCACGGTAACCAAGCCCCGGCTTTGTCAGATTGACCGGACAGATTGCGCAAAGCAGATACTCATAAACCTCTTCTGATTCATCCAGCTTGTCATTGTCTGAAGTTTTGGTCATGACATCATAGGCATCGTGGAAAATCAGAATCAGATAATTCCCAACGTAATCGTAACTGTCAATGATCATATCGTAAAAAGTATCCATCAGATCATCATTTTTCAGTTTGCTTTCACGCAGTCCCATTAGAAACTGTTGTCTTCCGCCAGTACCTTCCTCTTCGAGTGGAAAATCCAACTCCAAAAGGTTGTTTCCTAACGTGCCGGATAACGCTTTTTTTGCAATGTCAAGATATTTATAATATTCTGCATCGTCCAGATTTAAAAATGTCTCACCGATTTTTGTAATTTTATTATGGTCAGCGTCTACATAGCAGCCGCACATACGAGTGAATGTACAGGCTTCCTTTTTAAATCTTCTTTTAATTTCTAAAACATCCTTTTTGTTCATAAAATTTAATCCTCACTTTCTTCCTTTTCGGTTTCTTCCTCTTTAATAGTTGCGATTTCTGCGCTTAAATTCCTGCTCATGGTAGATAAGATTTTTACAATCATTTCGCTTTTCGTCTTATTATCAACCTCTCCGACGGCATTCTTTTTCGCTTCAAGCTTGTCCCGGTATTTATCGTACTGTCTGGAATTAATATACCCAGCTTCGTACCACCCGAATATGTCGTCATTCGAATAGCACTTTTCGCCTTTGATCGTCACGAAAATCTCATTGACCTTTTCACGTTCTTTTTCTGCTCTGATTTGATATTTATCTCTAAGCTTCTGTATTTCTTTTCTGATTGTCTCTAAAGCTGTTATTTCTACATTGCTCATTTTTCATCACATCCTTCTGAAATCTTATCTAAACAGGCATTCCAGCCAACTTTATATGACGGTGTAATACCGTCCGGCTGTGGATATTTTCCGCATACTTTCATTTTCTCCGGCAGTTCCCGGAGCGGACACCAATCTGGCTTTCCAACGTTATATGCATCTTCTTGTGTCACACCACATATTAAATTTAATATTGGATTATCTCTTTCGAAAAAGCTACAAGGACAATCAGCACAGCATTCCGGCATATCGTCCATTATCAATATTGCTTTAGGCATATTCACACTCCTTCCGGCTTTTCGCATCGCTCAAATTCGATAACCCACACCCACGGATTAGCATCCCAACCGTAGCGGTCAATGTCGGATTTCTTAATGGTACTGTTCCAAAGAGTCGAAAACGCATATCTTTTTTCTTCTCCATTCAACACATGAGGATATTCCACCTCTACACCCTCTCTGCTAATCTGCTCAGATGTTATCTCCTGCAACCGCTCCACCCTCACATCCGTAACCTTAAGCCAAATACGTGCAGCTTCTTTCGGCATATGGATGGATGGGTGCCATTTCATCTCGATTTCTTTTCCATCACGGTAAAACTTCTCCGTATCGGAGTAGTCTGCACGGTAGATATACCGTTCTAATCCTTTGCACCATGTCTCTCGGACATAAAGGATATCATCAGTGTGATATGGTGGTTTCCATCTTTTTTTCAGTTCTTCATCCGTGATATCCTCTGGAAGTTTGTATTCATCTCCCCAGTTTTCATATGCTGTTTTACTTGGATATCCCCAGGTACCGCAATCACACCCTGCGAATGCATAGCACAGTCTGCCTTGCGGCTGTGGCTTTACAATTCTTCTGGTGCAGCTCTTTCTTCCGTCCAAATTCGCCCGAACCATTTCAGTGTTAAATAAAATCGGTTTAATCGCCATTTACTCCACCGCCTTTCACAATCTCGATTGCTTTACTAATAAGGCATACCGTGCAGTCCGATGCTCTACACTCTTCTCCAAAACAATCTTTGTTCACTGGTGATGTCATTGTTTTTTCAACTTCTTCCAACTGCTCCACAACCTTGTCCGGGTCGTAGGCGGTCGGCTGCTGGTCAATCTTCTGCGCCAATGCATAAAACATATCCTCTCTACGTGTCTGTGTAAGAAGAATATCTATAAACCATTGTTGATATAATTCTTTTTTTAACGAATCCGCATCAATCAATCTTCCCATCACTCGCCCTCCTGTTCCAATCTGTAATTGCTTTCGTTCGCTCGTCTTTCCCTGTTCTGATGCCTCCGTCCTGATCCATATACATCTCACATTCATAGCTTTTTGGAAGTTCTGTTCCGCATTTCATACATTTGATTTTGAACATTACACCAACAGCCGAATGTGATGACTTATTTGCAGGTTAAGAACATTGCTTTTCCACCACAGAACGGGCATGGCTTCAATTTTTCACTCATTCTTCATCACCCCAATCCAATTTCTGACCACATTTCCAGCAATAACGAGCAGGAAACGTTCCAGTTGACCACCCCATATACATACCACATGTCGGACATATATATCTTGTAGTCCCAGTATCTTCTTTTTCAGTAATAGCAGCTCTCGGATTCTGACGTTCCATCGCCGCCCGGCATTCTTCCGGTGTGCCGATTGATTCATACTCTGCGCATTCTTCCAAGGCTTTTCCAATCGTTCCATGCTTTTTAACAAGCCAAACATACTTCATAGCTTCTTTTAATTCTTCCAGTGTACCAATCGCACGGTACTGCTGTACTTCTTCAAGCGCATTGATTGCCGTCTGCTTAGCTTTTATCGCCAAATCCCCATGTGCTTCAATCATATTTAAAACGTTAATTGCTTCACTCTCCATTATGGCTACACCTCCAACAGTTCCGGGTTATCAATCATGTTGCCGATCACTTCAAAATTCTCTGAATCAAAATCATCCAGTTCCTCGTAGTAATCACAGCCCGGCTCATTCGTACACCATCCGTTTTCATGCCACACGACACGCTTTCTCGTCTCATCTTCTGGAAACTCATCATCGATATGCCCTGAAAGAATGTCATTCTCCCAAATCAACTTTCCGTTCTTGTCCTTAAGTCCGGTGCACTGGCAAATGGTGGCTGGGTCTGTCTTTTTTGAAAAATCCTTATACTCACTAGGGTATATTCCTATAATTTCAATTGGTATTCCCGTCTCAATATCCTTCTGTTTATCAACGATCAGATTTCCGACAACCCATTCACCGTTGTCCTTCCGCTTTCCACGGAATAAAAATCTATCTTCCATCATGCTTCACCTTTCTTCCTTTGATCTGCTCTAACATGATCCTCGATACCTCTGGAAGTCTCAAGCTCTCCATGCATCCATTATGCAGATTGCTTTCCTCATTCCACTTTGCCACCGGGCATTTCTTGCAGAGAGTGTTCGTGCAGAAATCTCCAATCTGCCGTATAGTCAGTTCCTTATTTGTTATGTGCGCCATTTCCCTTCTCCATTTCTTTCAACTTGGCTTCGGCTTCCTCATAATTCAGAAAATATTCTTTATGCAGACCACTTAATGGCATTTCGACATAATCTCCAAAACCATCTCTGCAATTCCAATAAACTTCCCCTTTTGAATACTCTATCTGCTCTCCATCGACCGGGTATATAGGGTGTACTTTTTCTTCATCTGTCTCATTTCCAATCTCATATAATACCTCCGGTGGATCAAAGCACAATTTTAATTCTTCCGGTGTATATCCTAAGTCTTCATAGTCTTTTAACTTCTCAGCAAGCTTCAGTATCTTTTTTATCTCACTTGGTTCACAGGTTATGTCTAAATCAAATGTAAGGGCAACTCCGCCTCTATCACTTGTCTGTGTTAGTCTCTCCATGCTATTCCTCACTTTCTGCCTTAAGCCAATCCAAAACACATGATTTGCAAGCCTCTTCAGGATGAGAACATTCCTCTACGCCCATGTGTTCTATGCAACTTCCAAATAATACTTCTGCCAAATCCTCATCCGTCATGCTCCGGATCCGGTCTGCATTGGTCTGTGGCTTCTTAGCCATGCTTTTCATACACTCCGTCATATTTCCACCTCACTAAATCTAATCCTCATTTATGTAAAACTCATTTCCATGTCTGCTGTACCCAAAGCAAAGGCTTCCATCATCACAAATTAATGCAAGTTCTAAGTCTGATAATTGTGTATTATTTTTAATAACCTTATAAACAGAACGATACTTACCCGGTGTACAATCTAAGACAATGTCATAATCATCAAGATTATCAACTTTATAACTTGAAATTCTGTATTTTTCCTTTAATTCATTATAAATCGTGCTGTTTATGGTTGCCTTTTCTCTCTCATTTTCAGTAAAGGCATATGCTGGATAAATTCTCTTTTCAATCACAATATTATTTTTCTCCTATCTCACTAAATCCGTTATTTTAACAGATACCCCTTTATATTTACCGGTGCGACAATACTCTGCGGTATCAAAAAAACAAATGCATCCATCGTCTTTTTTTTCAATTGCTATGCTTACACCATTGCTTACCAGTGTATTTTTTAACAACGTCAGTACCACTTCTATCTCCTGCTTGGTTTCATCTGTCATTTCAACTGTACCCTCTTCTTTCTACCTTTCTTTTCAAACTTATCGCACATCCCAACCGGGCAGCCACGTCTCATTTGCGTAGCTACTATGTACCCGCAAATAATGTCTGTATCGCTGTGTTTCCATGAGTATTTGCATTTCCGGCAATATTTTGTGCTTGTCTTGGTCATCTCTCCCATTGCAGCACCTCAAATCTCGTGGAACTTTCCGGCAAATCTTTCATCACAGTAATTACATTCGTGATACAGAACGCTCGCCACATCAACCATGTCTAAATATTTACCGGATAAGCTGTTAATGTAATACCGAATCCATTCGAATACCTCTCTTATCTGTCTACTCGAAAACTTAAACTGTGACTTTAAGCAGTTTCCAAGCAGTGAAAAGTAATTACAGATTGGTGCTGCTAAGTACTGCCCTGCTTTCTGCATGGAGTTTGGTGCTGCTTTTCTGTCTACCAATGCGAATCTCTCGCGGAATGGCACTTTGTTTGCTTCATCTGTCACGGAAATATCACACTTTGACTTCATGTAATACTCAAGTTCCGCTGTAGACAATTTCACATCTGCCACCGAATCAAGATAAGCATTGATCGTGTTCTCAACTCTTATGATCCGCTTATTTCCAAATCCGAACTTATCATGTAAGATCTGGAAAGATATAAGCTTTATATTTTTGAATGATTCTTTTACCAGATAATCTGTATTACTCTGTGCTCTGGCGTACTGCTGGATGCCAAATATCTCTTGCATGCTATAGCCAAATGCATCATTCTTTTTCTTCTTTTTGCTCAACGCATTGCTCATTTTCTATCCTCCCGAATTTATTACTTTTTCAATGATTTCTTCCCGTAACTGCTCTGCTATATGGTCCCGAACCGATTCCTCTGGGAATGCGATCTGATACGTCCGTTCCTTAATCCGGTTCGTGATCCGGTCATCGTAGGATAGTTTGTCCAGCGGATCATTACTCGTAAAAATCGTTACCTTCTGGTTTATGTACCGCTCGTTGATGATCTGATACATTTTGTCGTTGATCCATGCCGCCGGTGCTTCCACACCAAAATCATCAATGATCAAAATATCCGTTGTGGAAAGTGCATCTAAAAGCTGACTCTCACTGCCTGCTGCATCCCTGCGCCATGTATTCTTGATTTCCTGCAAGATAGTCAGTGATACTGCAAATTTGACTGTGTATCTTTTCATCAGTTCATTTGCAATCCCGGCAGCAATCCTCGTCTTACCGCTTCCCTTTGTCCTTGACCAGATATACAGTCCCATGCCTCTTTCCTTCTGGCTCTCGAAATCATCCAGATAGGTTTTTATGATTTTACAGGCATCTGACACCATCTTTTTACTTTCCTGCTTCCTGTACACATCCATCCGAAACGATCTCAGATCCATCCCACGAAATGCCTCCGGTATATCTGCGAATCGCAACCGCCTTGACATGACCGCTTTCTCACGGCATTTACACGGTACTGCTATTTCAACTCCGTCTTTTATTTTCAAGATCCACTCCCGGCCTTCGCAAATTGGACACACATCAGAATCCTTGGAAGTCTCCGGTGTCTCCGCATTCCTGCATAAGTTCGTTGAGTGATTTTTCATGCGTTCTAGTATCTCTTCCAACTGGTCCATCGTTCTCTCCTTTCAGATACTGCATAAACAAGTTCTCTCGTAAAAAGTTCTCCGGCTTTTTAATATACCGCTCTGCTGTTTTCTCCCGTCTGCATATATCTGCATAATTCTGTGCGGCCAATACCAGATCATCTTCCGGTACACCAGACAGTACCGCATTGCAGTATTCTGTTTCAACAAGACATCCAGTACACCGTTTCGGATAGGCCGCGGCAAACTCTCCGAATTTTTCCACGGGGGATATAGGGGGTGTATTTTGTTTATGTTTATGTTTATGTTTTTGTTTATTAATAGGTTCACTTTGTGGTTCAAACTGTGGTGCAATTTGCAGTTCACTTTGTGGTTCATCTTGTGGTTCATTTTTACTGTAATTTTGAACCACAAGACTATTTATTTTATATTGTGCTGCAAGATTCCCACCGCGCGCTTTCCATTCGATGAACCCATCTGTAGCAAGCTTGTTTCTCGCTCTCTTTAACGCTGATGCATTTAATCCAGACCGAAGTCCAAGGACTGACGAGGCTACCGTAAACGTATCTGGCCACCCTGCTTTATTCGCTATGGACATTAACGCATGCCATAAGGCGATTGCAGTGTTGGGCTGCGGGTTTAGTTCGAGCCTGTCGTAAAATGCTTTTATCTCAGCTATGTAGTTCAAGTTTCCACCTCCCGAATCCGTACTTCAATCCGTGGATTTTCAGCATCTATACGAAATTCATCAGAGAATCCACAGATCTGTTCCCATCCATCATTTTTTAATACATGGCAGTTAACTAATGCATCCTGGATCACTTTTCTACCGAAAGATGATATATTGTCAAGATCACGCCTTTTATTCTTTTCCACCCACAGATATTCCATAAATACTTTTTTGTTGATATTTACGTCTCTCAGGCACTTTCTGATGTACACAGAAACAATAGCTTCATTCTGCTTTTTCATCTCTCCGCCTTTATATCTGCTTGCCTTGTCGGCACGGATGAAATCATTCAGATTATCCAGTCTCCCTGGAATGATTAGTAAGTATTCCAATCTAACGCCCCCTTCTTCTCCGGGACTAACCCCGGAGATAATAACCAGCTTCCAATAATTCGTGATATATTATTTTCTGCATGAATAGGTTTCTTTCTGCCGGACGGCAAGGTGTTTCAACCCTATAAATCATTTACAACAATTCCATAGACCTTATACATCTCTCTGAACCGAATCACTCCAAGGCTGTGTGCCAGTGTATGGTGTTCTCTGCACAAACAGATTTTTTTATAACTGGAATCATCTACTTTTGTCCTGTCATTACCCATTCCGATTGCATCCTCATGATGAATCTCTCCATCTTTTCCACAGATTGCACATTTTTTATGTATCAGACAATAGTAAAGGTATCTTCCTATATCATCTGTACGTTCTATTGCATTGTCAGAAAGCGGTATTCCGTTCTCTAGGGCAAATTCCAGTATCGTGTTGATAAATTCCCTCGCTGTGTCCATAGAACAGTTGGAAAGACTGAAATACGCATCACCGATACGCATCATGTGCTGATATTTCAGTATCTCTTTCATTTCTTCTGGAAGATATCCTGTCCAATCTGAAATGTCTCTGATGGTTGCGTATGCCTTTTTTCGTTGTTCTGCAGATATGTGTCTGCCATCATCAAACCTGATCTCGGCATTTCTAATTTTCTTTCTTTGGAACATGTCCCCAAGCTTCAGATCCGGGACAGATACAACCAAGTCAGTTCCGTCTTTCCGCTCTCGATATTGTTTAATCTTTACAAGTGCGTGCATTAGTTATCACCATTCTTTTTTCTGACATCATAAAGAAATACTCTGCGTTTTAACGATTCATTTCTAATGGATAATGCAACGATCTCACCATCTTTAATGATAATTTGTTCAACCTTGAACTTATCGTATGTGCTCCATTTGTTATTCTTTTGTGTAAGAGCAACATCCTTTGCAGGAATCCAAATATATGGTGCAGTGTAAAGTTCTCTTCCAATTCCCCAGTTAAAGCAAGCACGCTTGAAAGAATCCGATGCCTGTCCTTTTTCTTTTTCCGTATATGATTCAGTTCCTACATCCTGCTTCCATACCCAATGATCGCCGTCTTCTGCTGGAAAATTAATACCTACATTGCAAAAGAGATTTCCATTAATTAACTCATGTTTTCTCTGCCATCTCTCTGATCCTACAGATTCGTCCAGAATGCGCATATCACATCTGGCATCTTTATAAAGTAAAAGGCTGCAACCTTTCTCATTTACGGTCGCCACTCTGGCATCAATCTCTTTTTCTGTTAAAGCTCTAAATTCCATTATTTCTCCTCCACAATTCTGCTTGCCCACATATCAGCAAAATGTAACAACAGATACAATGGCGTTTCTTTACCGGAAATATCATATTTAAACGATCCATACAGTCCATTATGCCAAAGGATAGCCTGCTCTTCTTCCTCTGTAAGCTTGATGAATCTTTCAGCAATCGCAATACTTCTCACTTCATGCGGAATATACAGAAGATCTTTATTTGTCTCATATGGTTTTGCTTCTGACTGTACCAATGGATATTCTCCATTTTCATCCTTTTTCCGGCTCTTAATCATATTAGGTACATAGTTTGGTTTTCCATAATCTCCCATCTTTCCAAGATCATGTAGCAAAGCACAAATGATAATGGCATTATGTGCTTTATCTGATAAAATTTCTGGCCTTTGTGTCAATAAAAATGAAATATCCTGCATGATTATAAGAACATTCCAACTATGTTTTGCTAAACCTCCCTCTTTTGCCAAATGGTTAGAACCCGAACACGGAGCCGTAAAAAATCCATCATTTTTCATGGCTGCAATCAAATCCTTCATTCCATCTCTTTCAGTGGACATAAGTTTTTCCACAATTAAATCTTCAAATTCTTCCATCTTTCTTTTATCCTCTCTTCCTCTGATTCAATATCTGCCATCTCTTCACGTCTGGCTTGTTTCTCATATAATCTGTGGCGGCGTTCTCTGTCCCTCTCGTACTCTTCAAGCATATCAAGGCTGTCCGGTATATAATCACTGTACATTTCCTACCTCCACAGAATTAATCTCGATAACTAACGGTTTCCTTTTTCTGGTCATCTCCGATTATGATTTCCAGAGCATTTCTGTCTAAAGTAAACGTTCCGTAAATATCTCCGTCTGCAGTAAGTTTTACATTTCCATCTTCCAGACCAAGATCCTCAAGTAACGCCGATAAATCTTTAAGACCTTCTATTAGCTTTCCTGCATCCGTTCTGCACAACCTAGTTGCTGGCATTTAAAAATTCCTCCATTTCCATCTGTTTAAAATCTGTAGACATGGCCATGCATCTCACGGCTTTTTGACGCTGCTCTTTCATGTACTGCTCGTCTCTGCACTCCTCACAAATATTCCCTTCTCCGGGATCAAGACTGCATCCACAGATCCTGCATTTTCTGTAAAACATAAAATCACGCTTTCCAATATTTAATTTTCGTGTTACAATAAACGCAGAAATACTTTTGTATTCCTACGGTAAATAGCACCAGTTCTCGCCAAAGAATGTTATGGTGCTATTTTTCTTTTTCACTGAGTAACCATCCTTTCATTTGATGATAAAGCGGTATGTATCTTTCAGCGTCAACCTCAATATGAAAATCCGTTGCCACCTTTGCAATAATCATGCCGACCGCTATATCCTCGACATTCGGATTTTCCTCACCGCTTACGCATTGAGCATTTGTCACTTTGCCACCTCCTCAAATTCCCCAAGGAACTCTACATCAGCATCAAGCTTGTCTTTCCGGCGGATCATGTAAAAGTATGCTTTCCGCTTTTCTTCCCGGCGTTTCTCCACATCCATGATTGCAACTCCAATAAGTGCAACCACCGCACCGAGGGCTATTGCGATCAGCAGAAAAACATAATACATTCCATCCGCATCGAGCATTCCACCAAGAAAAAGTATTCCAAGCCCTACCGCTATAAAAACTTTACTGATCTGCTTCATTCTTCATCTCCTTTCCACACATATCCAGTATTGAATACATGGAAAACAGGTTTAAAAACAACATTAAAGAATTGGCTGCCTTTATCTCCCAGTTTATTTCTTGATTCGAACAGTAGGCGGTTCTTTCAGCACATTGTTTAATCCATAATTAGCACAGATGATATGCTTTGAAAGAACCATGTGAATTTTAAAACCCTCTCCGCCAGTACACGATATCGCAAAATAATCACAGCCATCTCCGAAATTAACACCATTCAGCTTGAATATTTTCTTTTCTGTATTGACTTCTAATGTCTTAATTTCCTGCGGTACTCCTGCAAGAATTTCTTCAAAAGTTCCCATTTCTTCTCTACCTCTCATCCAATAGATATAAAAACATTTGCTACATTTTTCATGATGCCTTGTCCTTAACCACAAGCTTAATTCCTTCCTGTCTTTCGTAAATCTCTAACAGAATGTCCATAATCTTGGCTTTCCTCTCTGGTGTAATTTCCATGTCTGCTTTGTTCATGTAAATCTCCTTTCTCATTATTTAACGCTCCCACACATGGCAATCTGCTTGTCAACTTCCGACTGTTTCTTTGAAATTGCCATACCATCCGCAACACCGAGAATATAGTTGAAGTTTTCTTTGTCCAGCTGCGATACTGTTTCAGCTAGTCTTGTAAGGGATTCTTTCTGTTTTTCGCTCATCTGCTCACTTCCTTTCTTGTTTTGTACTTTGTACATTATTAATATAGCACTATGTACATATTTTTGTCAATACTATTTTTTGTACAAAGTACAATTTTTTTATTTACTTTTTTAACATGTTGTAGTATATTATTAATAGGAGGTGAGAAAATGCAGAACCGATTAAAGCAAATAAGAAAAAAATTAGGTTGCAACCAGAATGAATTTGCAGAAAAACTCGGTATATCAGTTTCCAATATATCTAGCTATGAAGCAGGAAGAAGAAATCCGTCTGATGCTGTTATAAATCTGATATGCGAAAAATTTAGCGTCAATAAGGAATGGCTAGAGACCGGAAACGGCGAAATGTTCATTCAAAAGACCGAGAATGAAAAGATAGCTGAATTTCTTGCAGATGTACTGAAAGCCGGGGAAAAAGACCAGCGTTACAGATTCATAGCCGCTATCTCAGAACTGGATGAAAACGACTGGAACACAATCCAGAAGCTGGCAGAAAAGCTTGTAAAGAAGTAAAAAGAAAGACAAGGGCAATGCGCAAACCCTTGTCTTTTTCTTTTATCTTAAAAACCTCTTTATGAATGCATATATGGTTCGGAGATCATCCTCGTCCATGCAATTCTCTATTAATTCTATTATTTTCTCTTTAAGCTCTCCCATATCCAATACCACCTTTCTATTTGATACATAAAGTATACGAACGTATGTTCGAAAAGTCAATAACGCATCCATTTGTTTTTATCCTAAACTTTCATTTTGCAAAAAAATGTCATAAAAAAATGACAAAAATGTATTGTTTTATAATCATTTTGCTTTATAATTGTAGTATCAAAAGAAAGGGGAGTTCAAAATCATGAACGAATCAAAAGATACTAAGGTATGTAAACACTGTCAATCAGAAATTCCTAAGAAAGCAAAGATATGTCCAGTATGCAAAAAGAAACAAGGTTTACCGAAATGGGCGATTGTTTTAATTGTGATCCTGGTTCTTGGAGCTATTGGTTCTGCTTCTGGTGGAAATTCCGACAATTCAGAAACTACTACCAATTCAAAATCATCAAGCACAAAGGAAACTCAAAAATCGACACCAGAGGTAAAGGAAGTTGAGACCGAATCAGAGCCAGAAATTGAATATACTGCGGTTGATGTAAGCACCATGATGGATGATTTGAAAAACAATGCAATGAAAGCAGAAGATACTTACAATGACAAATACTTAGAAATTACTGGTCGATTAAATGTTATTGACAGCAACGGTAAGTATATCGGGGTATACTCTCAGACAGACAAATTCGACATTATTGGTGTCCAATGCTATATAAAAGATGATGATGTAAAAGCAAAAGTAATGGAAATGTCTAAAGACGATACTATAACGCTCAAAGTTCATATTAAAAACGTTGGGGAAGTTATGGGGTACTCCGCAGATATTATAGAAATAGAATAGTATACAGTCCCTCTAGTAAATGAGGGACTTTTTTTAAAGGGAGTTAAAAATGAACATAGCAATTTATCCAAGGAAATCAAAAAAAGATGATAATTCAGAATCAATGGAACAACAAATAGACGATTGTAGAAAGTACATTAATAAAACTTACCCTAATGCAAATATAATCGTTTATTCTGGCGATTATGCAATCACAGGGCATAGCACGGCAAAAAGAAAGGACTTTCAGCGCATGATGGATGATGTAAGAGCTGGAAGAATCAATGCCGTTGTTATTATGAGATACGATCGTATAGCAAGAAATATGAGAGATTTCTGTAACCTCTATCACGACATGGAAAGCGCAGGATGCAACTTGATATCAGTAAGTCAGCAGATCGATACTTCCACGCCATACGGAAAGAACTTCATGTACCAGATGGCAAACATGGCAGAATTAGAATGGGCGGTTATATCTGAGCGATACAAAGACACAGCAGCTTATAAAATACGTGAGGGGAAAGCTTACACTGGCAGAGTGCCTATAGGATTCAAAATAGAGAAAATAGATGGTGTAAAGAAAGTTGTACATGATAATGAGGAACAGACAAGAGCTATATTTGATTATTTATTAGCAACCAAAAGCAAGCGCGGCACTGTTTTATGGGTACGTGAAAATTTAATTCCAGACTTCACACGTCACAAATTAGACACAATGATCAAGTCAGATTTATATATTGGGAAAGTAAGGGAAAATGAAAATTTCTGCGAACCTTATTTTACAAAAGAGCAAATGGAAGAAATAAGAAGTGTCAATCAGATAAAATACGCTCCGTCCGGTCATATATATTTATTCAGTGGATTATTTCGTTGTCCTATATGCGGCAGAAAAATGTCAAGTTTTTACAGTATAGACAGGAAGACCAAAAAACACCGGCAATATCAAAGATGCTGGTTTGGTGGAAATGAGAAATTGCACAAAACAAAATTAGTATCAGAAGCAAAAACAGAAAAATATCTTCTTGAAAATATTGATACAGCATTAAAAAATCTTGAATTTGATGTAAAAAAAGAAGAAAGTAAACCAAAGCGTAATTTGAATAAGAAACTTAATGATGCAATAGGGGAACGTGACAGACTGAATTACCTTTTTGAAAAAGGTAGAATTGATATTCCAGAATACGAAAAGAAATACAGTATATTGTCCGGGAAAATAAATTCAATAAGCGAAGAATTATCCAATAACAAGGTTGTAAAAATTGAAGAATTTAAAAAGCAGATACCTTCAGACTGGAGAGTCCTTTACGAACAACTAGATCAAAAAGGAAAACAAGAATTTTGGCATAGAATAATAAAAGAAATTTATTTGAATGAAGCCTTTGAAATTACTGGCTTTATATTTTATATCTAGGACTTGTACTAAACAGCTATTTTCTAAAGGTTAACATTAATTAGTACAAGTATATTAAAAAAGGCGATTAGAAATTCTAACCGCCCTTTATTTTACGCTTTCACAATGGCAACTTCAAATCCTGCTGCTTTCAATTTATTTTTCATATACAGTTACATATTTTTCTGATGCTGTAATGTATAATCCCGATTTGAGCCTATACATGCTGCCTCCGCCAACCTTAATAGGTCCGTTCGCAATTGTAAAGACTTCATTTTTCTGAACACGTCCGGCAACTGCTGCTTTATCCCAACTTGTCGACTTTCTCACCGCAAGATCATCTACAAGAACTTTTACATACTTCTTTTTCTCTGGGAGTTGTACCGGTGCAACTGGCTTTGGTGCTGCCTGCACATAATCCGCAAGAGCATAGGCAATTGCTGTGCAGATCTGTTCAAATTTCTGCTGATAAGCAGATGCATCTGGATCATTTACAAAGCATACCTCAATTAACATTGATTTTGCTTTAGTCTTTTTGATTACATATAATCCGCTGCCTTCTTTTACTCCGCGATTTGAAAAACCGAGTGCTGCGATATGTTCACATACCTCTACGGCATCTGGATACTGTCTACCTTTATAGGTGTACACTTCCACTCCATGTCCTTTTCTGGCTTTGTCGTTGTTGAAATGAATACTGATGAAATAATCAAGGTCAGTACAATTTGCCATATTTACTGCCTGCTTTAAATATGCAGACTGTGATGCAGCCTTATCTATCGTGCAAGGAACAACATCCACACCGGATGATTTAAACATCTCTGTCAGTCTGTTACAAACTCTTCTTGTTTCAATACTCTCAACAATTGCACCGGAAGTACCGGATCCAGCTCCTGATAAGGTGTGTCCTGCATTTAATCCAATTCTCATAACTTATTTTTCCTCCTTATTAATGTACTGTTTGAACATCTGGTGCAGTCCTGTACTTGCTAAACCGCTGAATAATCCACTTAATAAAACAGGTGCTGTAACTGTCCATCCGTTAATCCAAACCGCCAGAATAACACCAAGGACAGCGCAGATGGTAGGAATGTATTTATTATCCACATCCTTAATCCACTTCTTCACGACATAGCCTACACAAAGACAAATGCCTACGATTACCGGCACCATAAATTCTGTTAAAAATCCTAAATCTGTCATGTTTAAATCCTCTCTTTCTGCTTCAGATGAAGCTCTTCAATCTCGTTTTTCATTTTTGTTACCACTCCATTCCCACCCAACGCATGATAGGCATTGTACATTTCCATAAAATTTTGGTAGGCATAGGATGGAATTTCTTTGAGAGCCATGTATTTATCATGGTACTCAATCAGTTGCACACGAAGCAAAAGCATTGTTCCTCTGCTATTCGCATCTCTGTCCGACTTCTGATTTTTCAAAAGCCACACTATGTATCCCATAAATGCTGTCAGAACGATAGGCAAAGCAATCGTGTACGTTTCTTTTAACATCTCCATTGGATCATCTTCCTTTCTTTTGTATAATTCAATTATAATATTTCAGAATAATTTTTTGTTCCATTTTACTTCGCATAAACCAGAGTTTAAGTGATAAATATACAATCATAAATTTTAATACCGGAAATTCTTTTAACTGGTTTAATGTACCACTTCCAAGTGGTTGGTATACAGGCAATACCGCTGTTATTTCGATTAAAATAGGTCATTATATAACTCCGGTAATTAATAATAAAATTGCATTTGAATGTATTGCGGCAGATAATAATAATTATCAGATAAAAGTTGACGATTCAGCCATTTTAAATACAAATGGTCATTTAGTGCTTATGCGTATTGTATAAGGTAGAATAAATATGTCCACATCTTTTACTCAAGTGGTTTGAAATAAACAGTTAATAGCTATTTAAGCAGTTCTAACCCACATATAAATCGCATAATATGGCGGTATATTATTATGTGGCTGATTTCCACAGTACACAGAACTAGCTGCTGTTATAAATCTGTCATCTGTTATTACACCGTATTGCCCATCGTAGGTTCCGTACATTGATTGTGAAGATAACATGAATTTATAATTGCCATTGTTACCACCCAATGTTCCAGACAGAACATTATGCTGGTGTGTTGGAAGTTCTGCCGATGTTAAAGTATGTACAGCCTCGCCACCCATTGCGCCAGAAAAATAGCTATTGCCTGCACCGACAAGGAATCTGTCTGTAATCAGTTGCCATGTGCCAAATCCAAATATATCTACCGGATTTGTGGCTACTGTCGAGAAATACCAGCTTCCAACCGGATGAAGTTTCTGAACAAGCGCATTGATTTTCTCAGTTAAACTCTGGTTTACCTCCGTAAAGCCTGCTTCAATTCTGTCCTCCAGATCATTCATATTGGCAGCATTAAAAGCATCACCTTCCTGTGAGATTGTTCCTTCATCCCTTGCAACTGTCACAAGATTTGTGCTTCCATCTTCATTCGTAAGCAGTCGTCGGTTGATGTACTCTGCAATTCGATTTTTCCATGTTTTCTTTGTAAATCCCATAACATATCCTCTCTTCCTATAATAATAGTCCGGTATCATCTCCGGCATATATCTCTGATCCACAGTAATAATTGAAGTTGTTAAGTAAAATGCCATACACATCATCCAATATTTTTTCAATATCATTTATCTTTTGGTATGTATTAACTGGCATACTCGGTGTCTGCGGCGTGTCTCCATGAATCATGTACGCATTTCTGATAACCTCTGTGTTATTTATGACTGATATTAAAAATGTCTCATTTGGATGTTCTGGAACGTCTGCAACCGTAAGATTAAGTTCCAGAACATCTGATAATAACTTTGTGTTATTCTGGATTCTCTGCATATCTGATCGATTCAGTGCGCCTTTCATCCCGGCAAGCCATTCTGTTTTTTCGTCTACATTGAAATTATCCCATCCTTTCTGCAACAACTTCAATATGCGATCCACATCACTCTGTGACCGGTCCGTTACCGGCTGCATCCATATCAGCATAAGCAACCACCTCACTTTTCAGACGTTCGTTTTCTGCTTTCAGTGCTTCATTTTCCTCTGTAAGCTTCATATTCTCTTTTCTAAGTTCCTCGTAATAAGGATTGATTGGATTATAATTCATCAGATCAGTACATCTCCTCCCATATATAATTCAGTTCCTGCAAACACATCCTCGGTAACGACAATTGAGTATCCTCTGCACGTTGCCGTTGCGATAAATCCACCTGTCAAATCAAGAGTCTGGCTCTCAATCAATGTTGTCGATGTCTTACCACCGATGGAATTTATATTCGCCCAATTTCCTACCTGCTCTAAGTCAACCAGGTACTTCATTCCCACCTTTTTTCTTAAGGCATGATAACCCAAAAGATAATCGGCGATATCGGGTAATATATCAGCATTATAAATGGTACATCCACTGTACTTCTTTATATTTTCTGTCTCACCGGATTCGATTTTATCTACACGTTTCTCATAAGAAAAAGTCGTGTTTGCATATTTAATACCTGTAATATGGCACTGTCCGGCAGCCGGCATATTAATGATGAGATAATTTGTTTTTACTTCTTTCAGCGTGCCGGCACTTGCCGTGATGGACGATGAAAGATATGGACTTGAGAATGTGATCTTGGTATCTCCGGCCGGCAATGTTTTCTTATAAATGTCTGAGTTTTTTTCTTCCAATGCATAGTTTTTCATCTCAATATTCACACCAGAGATATATTTTTCAAGAGATACTTTCGTATTTCCATTAAATTTACGATCCGTACCGACAGTGGATTTCACATATCTGTCTGGCTTATAAACCTTGATGGTATCGCTCCGGCTGTCATCCGCAACCGCACCACACGCAAAGCATACCTGTTGCAATGCCTTACGGCACGTCTGAATGGCTAAATAGCCACTTAAAAGTATGTTGCCGACTTCTTCATCAATCGTATATTTTTTAATACCGGCAGTGGCAAATATCGCAATCAGCAGTACTTCTGCACGGACATTGTTATATACCTGTCCGTCATAAAATGTATACTTATCTAATAAACCAACTGCATCAACCAGCTTAAATTTTGCAATATTCTTTGAAAAAGAAAAGTCGTTGATGAAGAATGCCCCCATAGGAATCATGTTTCCGTCTTTATACTCTGACAATGTGACTTCCTGCGTTTTCTGAACACTCTTCCATGCTCCATTTTCGTTTTCTGCATCAAAATCATTATTCATATCTACAATTGAAATATCCGCTTCGTTGATAGATAAGGTCGCAGAGGTCACATCAATGTCCTCCTGCACCTTGGCTGTCTGGATCATATCCTTATCCAACACGATATATTTTCCATATAAAATATACTGAAGCTTAATATATCTCTGTGGAAAAGTTGTCTTTACAAATTCAATCTCAATTTTTCCATAATTCTGCACCTGTGTATTGCAAACATAAATAAGGCTGTCCGGGTAAAATGTCTCTGTGATTAATTTTGTACCGGCAATTGTATACCATGTGATTTTCAGCTCTGCTGGTGGCTCATCTTCAAAATAAAGTGTGATCGCTACGGATGTATGCTGCTCCTTAAATGTAATCGTGATTTTGGGATTCGTTTCAAACGTACAGTCAGCCTTTGATAATGCCTCGCTCCAGAATGCAATATCGTTTGGATTTTCCGGCAGCACACTTTTACTTCCATCAAGTATAAATTGGTTCAGTTCGAAAGTTCCATAATCGGACTGATTCGTCTGCTCTGCAAATAGTCCAACTGAACCTATGCCCTGATTATCATCTGTAGTAACCGTGGCATCCGATAATGCGGTAACATCTATAAATTTCATTTCTGCCCTGCAATATGTTCTCATAAATGCCCCCTTACGGTGTCCTTGCTGGTTTCTTGCTCGTCATTTTCCAAGACAAGCCTTTATACTTTGCTCCGCTGTCCAGTACCTTTTCCACTTCGTCTTTAATAGAGGAAAAATACCCATAAAAATCAAATTGCTTACTGGCATCCGGTAGTGATACATGATGGAATCTGTTCTCGCAATCTGTGATATGATCTATCAGCCTGTCATACATTTCTACATCATCGATCGTTCCGATGGAAATTGTATAATTCTTATACAGTCCGATGCTCTCGATTTTAATGTCTCCATCCTCTGTCCTCTCTGCATACTTTTCCAGAAAGTCCAGTGTCCTCTGGATAGACACCAGAGGGATATTATATGTAATTCCATCAATGATAAGTCCTTGCGTATACTTATGTACCATATTATCCCTCCGCTATCCCAAGTCTTATTTCTTCGTCCTGTAAATACGGCAGATTGATTCTTGCGAACTCTTTACCATCCACCGCCAGTACTACTGTCTTAGCAACGCTGTAGTCCGGCATTTTGCTTGCAAGCTTCGATGCGAGGTCGTCCATCCATCCGGTGTTATTTTCAAGTGGCAGAACAGCTTCTCTGCCAGCTTCTCCGATCTCTGCAAGTGTCCTTCCGGTTGTGATGCCGCCATTGGCAAGTCGTGGCAGATTTACAGTAGGAATTGTAGGTATGCTCGGATGCCAAGAGCCACCACCCAGCCAATCAGGCATGTCAAAACCTATGCTATTAAAGCCAGAAATCAATGAATTGATGCCATTAATGACATGGTTCACCATATTTTCAAACATCTGGATAACACTATTCACAAAATCTTTTACCGATTTTTCTGTCTGGCGTAATGCTTTATCTGTGTCTTTCGTAAGTAATGCATGAATTGCGGCAAATACAAGTTTTACCCCTGCCAATAAAAAATTGATCAGATCTAAAATAAAATCGACGCTGTCTTTTATATTCTGACTCAGGTTTTCAATAATCGGCAGAATTACCGGAAGCACATTTTCAATTATCCATTCGATAATTGGTTGTAAAATATTTGTCCATAAATCGTTCAGTATGTCTATCACAATGCCTATTATTTCGATAATATTATCAAACACAGGCTTTAAATGATTTTCATAGGTATCCTCAAACATCAACGCCAGATTCTCTAAAATAGGCTGCACATAAGTGTTCCAAAATTCAAGAAATTTTGCTATTAATTCTGACATTCCATTTTTTACATTCATGATAAACGGATGAATATGTTCATCGTACAATTCTGTGATTTTATCGGTCACATGCTGCACACCGTCTGATATAGTCGTTGTTAAATCAGAAATTACACCAAGAAGTCCATCCAACGCATCTTTTAAAGCATCCTGATTCTCTACAAAAGGTGTCACGATGCAATCGATAATATCTTTTCCAAATTTTGACGCATTTTCCGTAACCATCATGAATGCATCCGAAAAAATCTGAATCAAGTTTGCTGTGATCTGCTGTCCATTTTCATCTCCGAATACTGAAAATACATTTGCGAATGCATCTGCCCCCTGTGATGCCAACACTGAAATATCAGATGCTATATCAAACATGTCGATAATATAATTTTTTATATTTTCAGAATTACTTTCAAGATAAATAGATATCCCACCAAGAAGATTTTCTGCTATGGTAGCACCTATGCTTACTACAGATGCCGAAATGCTTCCAAGTGACCTTGAAAAAGTCATCGCAAAATTATCAACAGATGCAGAAACTTCACTATCTGAAAAAATGTTTAAAAATGAATTCTTTATGCTTTCTATACTGGATTTAATATTATCGAATTGTAAAGAAACATCTAAATTGCTCCAGGTTTCATCCCATCCATCTTTTATAGAAACTTTTAATTTTTTTAAATAATCTATAAATGGCTGGATTTTATCTGATAATTCTTTTCCAGTAGGAACTTCTTCATATAAATCAGATCCGCCACTGCCAGATCCACCACTACCGCTTCCAGAATCATTTTTCTGCAATACATTCAAATCATCAAAAGCCGCCAATGCTCCAGCTGCTTTCTTGGCAGAACCGGCTGTTTTATCAAGAGATGCCGCATAGTCAACCTGCTGCTTCTTTGCTTTTGTCCAAGTGCTTTTTCCGCTTATAGCCGCAATAAATCTATTCATGGCATTAATGGCATTTGTAAGCCATGAGCATAACGTTACGATTGCTGGTGTCAATGCAGATATGATAGGTGCTGTCAATGCTCCGATAGAATTTTTCAATGTAGCCGAAGCACTTGCCATTTCAGACATTTTTCCATTAAATTCAGAAGAATACTTTGCCATGTTCTGTATACCTTCTGTAAATGCCTTGGATATGGTCTGAGATACTTTCATAACCGCACCAAATATTGCAAAACTAACTACTGTTTGCTTTATATGTTTTGCCATGTCAGATATTAAGCCAGAGGATTTTTTTGCTGATTTTCCTACTTTTTCAATGTCTTTTGCACCGGCACCAATAGATTTCTCATTGACAACTGTTTCTCTCATCTTTTGATTAAAAGCTTCCTGTTTACTCTGTACATCAAGAAGCTTTTCAGATACTTTACTATATTCCTCTGTAGTTGTAGGATCTATAAAAGCAGTTCCAGAAGATTCCATTGCGGCAAGCTCGCCTTTTGCATATTTAATTGAGTTTGTTAATTCCTCAACGTCGTATTGCATTCTTTTAAATGTTGTGCTTTTACTGCTTCCGCCTGTTTCTAAGAATTTATCCATTCTGGCAAGAAGTTTATCAAGAGAAGCAGTATCTTTTTCTATCTGCATCTGCACAGCCTTATATTCCTCTGTTGGAATCTTCTGACTTGCCAGCTTTTTCAGTGTATTAGAAAGCTTATCAGCTTCATGTGCAAGCTTCTGAAACTGTGATTCCATCTGCATGAGCTTACTAGATGCTTCCCCATTTTCAATCAACGTTTTTATTCTGATTTCGCCATCATATTCAGCCATGCTAAAGTCCTCATTTCTTAAACTGTTTCAATGCTTCCTGTTCTGTTTCTTTCTGCTTTCTTATTTCTTCCATCATGCGATCGTAATCGTCTATCTTTTCTTTTTCTTCGCTGGTATACTCTTTTTCTGGCTGTTCCAGAGAATATTTATTTTGTGCGTTTTTGATTGCATCTTTTTCCTTGGAACTCATGTTCTTTTCAATTTTCTTCTGTCGAATCTCAATTACCTCCATGAGAGAAGATAATCTTCTTGGCATATTCCAGATCAAGCCATTAAATTTCCACCAGTGCATATCTGCTACTGACAAATCAATTCCGTATATCTGCAAGAAATCTGCGTATATTCTCCATTGGTCTACATCATAGTCAATAAAACGCTTTGTATTTTTGCTGCTACCGGTATTGTCGTGATACCATCCGTTTAAATACCAAGAAATACATTCATTCAACTCATGGTACTGTGGATGGTCTCTAAGTTCTCCGTATTCATCAGAGAACATAAGATAAAGAATAGTAGTTGTTTTCTCGTACTCATTCATTTCTTTGTCATATTGCAAAATATAAATCTGCATACCTATGCGGAAATCGGTATTTACTTTGTATCCGTTCCATTCAGTAGGCAAATTGTCCAGCATGACATTGTTCATTATTTTGCCCCACGTCTTTTTACATTGTATCTGTTCTGCACCTGTTCAAAACGTTTATTGAAAAGCTTATTCATAACAGGGATAACCTGCTCTACAAACTCCACAATTGCAAGTTCATCCGGGACAATATCTCCGTAAATCTGTTTCATGGCATCTTCGCCAAACAACCCATCTATACTTTCCGTAATCTGCTTAAGATATTTTACACGAATGCTGTTCAGTTCTAATGCTGCATCCACATTAATATCATCCACATTCATATCGTCTTTGTGGTTATTTCTCCATTCGGCGGCTTCTTTTTCACAGTTTTTAGATATATTATTTAATTTATCAATTACACCTGCAAACTTCTTAGCTGTGTCTGCATTCGCTGTATCTACTGTTATAACTGTAATAAGATCTCCGTCTTCGTCTTTTATTGCAATTTTTTTTATACCACTGCTTAATTTAATTTCTTCCATAATTAACATCCTTTCCTAATGTGGGACACCAAGGAAAGGTAGGCATCCCACATATGCTAATTTTTAATTAACACCTATGCAACTGGGTAATCTTCATCCAAAGCCAAAGCACTTACTTTAGGTGCCCATGTGAATGATCCATCACCAGCAATAGTGATTGTTCCAAGTTCTACATCTCCATTTCCATTGATCTGGACTGTAGACTTTAAAATATCACCACCTGCTCCACCAGTGCTTGATGCACATACAGTTACTGGGACACGGATACAATCGCCGGATCCGCTTGTAATATCAGCTTTAAAGAAACGATAATAATATGTCTCGCACTGATCTCCTGTTGGAAGTTTTTTAAAAACATCATTAAACACTGTCTGCATTTCATCTGACAAATGTTCTCTTTCTGGAGACATTGAAAATGCATACCCTTTTACAGAGTTGCTTGCATTTTTCATATTTACGTACTGTGTGCTTTCTGTGTTAGGTCCCCAGTCTTCAGAAAGCTCTGTGAAACCATCACCCATTTCAGCAAGCTTTTCACTTTTTCCACCCATAAGGCTTCCAATATCCAAAAGCGAGACCATGTTAGTTCTGTCTTTTGCCATGAGTATTCCTCCTATTTTTTATAAAAATATTTAAGCTGCATATTAATTGCTAATTCTGTTGTTTTCCCATCTGCTGTACCGCAAAATACATCCGATGTACGGTTGATTTGTTCTGCAACAAAATTTTTATCTTTTAATGTAAATTCTCCACTTTCAAGGAACTTTGCAATATTTTCAAGCAGATTGCTTGCTGCAATATTATCCTTGTTAGTTGTTGGATTGCTTTTGTATACGATCTGGAACGTCATTTGTCCGACATAAGAACCGCTGACATATTTTTTCAAATAAACAGGATCCTGCGCCGGAAAAACTCCAATAGACTGAGTATCTTTTATGCTGTTCCATAAGATTGTTGAATTTGATGGTTTGAACCCAGGTGGGAAATCAGGATAACTATTTATCATATCAAGGATAGCTCTTTGCGCCGTTTCTGCATCTGATACAAGCATTATTTTTGGCTTTTCATCCAAATTATTTACCTCCAATCTCAAACCTTGGTATAAGGTTGTAAACACCGATAGTATTCACTTTGTAGCAATTCCCTTTTTCATTTACCATGTATTGGAAGAATTTTCCAGGATAATCGTCTGAATTAATTAATCCAACCGGCAATTCCCGATCAATGAGAAGTTCATCTTTTTTTGCAATCACTACGAAGTCAAAATCATTACTTCTTAAAGTGAAATGCTTTAGTTTTTCTTCTTCGCTCATGTTTTCCCAGTCTGGTGGATTAGCATAATTCAATGTGCCATTGTTCGGGATTTTTACAAGAAAACTATCTGCATCTTTCATTCCTGATTTGCTTATGTTCTCTGCCTGTGTAAGCTCAATTCTTACATTTTCAAATAGAGTACCGAAATAATATTCAGTTTCTAAAGTGTCGTTGTAATGCCTGTTATATAAAACCACAGCATCTTTATATCCGATTCCCATAAGCTAAACTCCCATATACAAAAGGTTTTCATGCCTCGAATCAACCATTCCGGTTAGGTAATTTGATGCAATATCGTAGCACTTACTATTAAGTGCAATTTCTGATTTTGCAAGCTCTACCAATGTCGAAGAAGATGCTCCGGCATCATAAGATACTGATTCGCTTCCAGAAGTCATGCTCTTAATCATTTTCCCTTTTACAGTTCCGTCCGTATTTGCAATAACACCAAAGTTATTAACTGCCGCAGAGTACTCAGATAAATTCTTTAGCAATTCAGCTATTTCGCAGGTGCAATCTTTGATATTATCCCACCATGCATCTTCTGATTCTGGCTGAGAATAAAACAAAATCCTGTTTGATGTGATCGCATTGATTCTTCTTTCTGCTTTTCTTTCATATGGAGCAAAGTCTTCTTTGCTTTCGAACAAACTTCCACCATATTTAGTTTGGTAATATTCAAAATCTACATATGACATTGCTCCACACTCCTTATTGCTGTGATAAGATTTCGCTGATAATATCAGCTTTCTTTGTTGCGGTCAGTGAATACCCTTTACTCTCTGCCAGTGCCTTAATTTCTGCAACTGTAAGAGAGTTTAAGTATTCTTCCGTGAGTTCCCCACTAGCATTTACCGCCTGTGTAGTGGGAACTATTCCCCCGGTGTAATTGAAACGTTAGCTACTGCATCAATGTACTCTGCAAAAAGTACAAATCCTAACAGTGCATAATTTACGCTGGTTGCGCGATCGTAATCGCCTTTTACCTTAAATCCGATAAGGTTTGTCTCTCCACTAACTGTGTAAGAAAGACCGGCTTTCTCAAAATCTCCGTCAGATGGGTCTACATAGTAAGCAACGATGTTGTTTACAGCTGTTGCCAGAACTTTTCCGGTTGGGATTTCGTTGTCAGAGCCAAGGATCATAATGTCTGCTCCGAGGAATCCCTTGACATAGGTAAGTCCGAAGGCTGTCTGCAAAGTAATTTGTGAATTTCCAAGATAATCATATAAATCCATCATATTTACAAATACTGCAACTCCTGTAGCAGTTTTGTGCATTGACTTGAACTTATTCTTGACAGATCCAATAGCTTTAGCTACAGCCATCTGGAATGTTTTTGCAGTGTTTGTAAGTGTACCAGTTTTCAGATAGTTGTAGAATTTTGTTGTAATTCCATCCTGCAGGTCTGTCTTGAACTCTTCATCTGTCATTCCACAAGCTGCTTCATATCCATGATCCTTGATAGCTTCGATAGAAACTTCTTTTGCATATTTTTCAAGAGTAATCTCTGAATAAGGTTTCTCTTTTACATCGTAATGTGTTCTTGGAATCACATCGCCTTCTGCTACAGTCCCACTCTCTAACGTTCCTTCTGCATATTTGCTTTTAAGAACAGTTCCCGGATTTTTTTTAATTGCTCTTGAAATTCCAAGAATTTCTCTTAAAGCTTCCCAGTTTCTTTCAAAAGATGTAACAAAATCAATTTCCCTTGCCGTTACATCAATGTCTCCTGTTGCAATCAGTCCTGCGTTTGCTGCAAAAAACTGCAAATTTGTGTTCATCGTTAATCTGTTTTTGTTCATATAAAACTCCTTTACTGTTGGAATAAAGAAATGTTTTCGGCAATTGCTTTCTGACGTTCTGATCTATCTTTGATAGATAAAATGCTCTCTCTTGTCGTAGGCTTGTCACCACCGGAGTTGTTTTCATTCGGTTTTGTGAAATACGCATGTGGAATCGGCTGATTCTGCTTATTTACAAATGCATTTGCATCTGTCTTCTTAGCTTCCTCAATAAGATCACTGAACCCTATCAGCTTTCCATTTTTCACGCTTACGCTTTCGGAAATGTCTTTCATAATGGATTTCTTTGCAGATTCAGAAGTAAACTCGATTTCCGCAAATGCTTCTTTCAAAAGTTCATCCTTCTCATGCTCTGCGATTTTGGCTTCGTAATCTTTTTTGGAATCCTCTGCCTGTCTCTTCCAGTCATCACGCTCTTTTAAAATGTCTTCCGGGCTTTTTCCATCCAACCCTTCAAGCATTTTCTCTGCTGATTCTGCACGGGTTTTCCACTGTTCAGATTCTGATGAAGCCTTATTAACCTTGTCTTCCATTTCTTTCTTGGAATAAAGCTCTTCACCCATACTCTTTTTAAGAGACTCTTTCTGTTCGTCTGAAACTTCAATTCCGAGTTTCTTTAATTCGTTTGCTACGTTTACCATGTTTCTACCTCTTTCTTTCCAAGTTGTTACTCCGGTCAGTCCGGCACGAATGAGTTGCTATTTGCTCCATAGCTGGCAATTGGGAATGAAGGAATCGAACCCTCGACAACCCGGATATAAGCCGTGTCTTCTTCCACTGAATTAATTCCCAAAAATAAAAAAGCACGCCCAAAATAGGACGTGCCATGCATCATCCTATAACTATTCTAGGTTAGCGAACAGAATCCATTTTTCTGTCCGGTACTTTTAATATTCTTTTCAATATATATATTAACCTATTTTCAACAACTTTTTGTACCATTTTAAAAAGGGCAGATTGCTCCACCCCTTTTGCTATTTCCCACCGAAATACCTTCTAAGTACTTCTTTTTCTTCTTCCACAATGCAATCCTTTCTTAATCTGTTGCACTGGTCGTATATATACTTTCCGTACTCTTCTAATTTGGCTATCATTGCATTTTTATTTTCCAATGTAGGATTTTTAATGTATTCTTTTTTAAGCCCTATATAGTCCTCATACTGCTTTATAACGTCCATTTTCAATTACCCCATTCAAAATATCATCTGCTATGCCAACGACTTCTTTTCCATAAAGAGACAGAAAATCCGCTACGATTTCCTCTACATCTATTGGAATGTGGCAGTCATATGAAAATGAAGCGCAGTGTACCAACTCATGAGATAGAACTCTCTCTAACAGACTTCCGCTTAATGCATTTGACAAATAAACCGTTCGTGTGCTCCAATCTGTAACACCAAGTGTAATTGTTCCGTCTGAACGCATCAAGCATTCGCTATTAGGATTTACATATAAAATATTCCATTCAACATCATTGATTTTAAACACTGCGCTCACCTCTTAGATTTTCTGTAACATCATCTGTAATTCATTTCTCCACATCTGTTTTTCTTCCGGAGCTGCATCTGATGTCATTTCTGAAATGTCTATCTGCATATCTCTTAAATATTCTTTTCTTGCTTTTGCACGCTCTTTTTTATCTTCCTCTGAATTGCCATGATGATTTTCTCTGGTCTCCATATAAGTACGTCTGGAAATACCGGCTTTTCCCTCTCTGGAATCCCTCGGATATGATCTATCTCCCATCATTCCGGTATCTGTATACATCCTTTTCAGGTCTTTCTTATCCATGTCTCTCATGTGCTCTGTATCTTCGTAATCATCCGGGTACATGTGATAATATGGTGGCTCATCATATCCTCTTCGTTTTCCTCTTCCCTTAGGTGCGAATCTTCCATCAGCATAACGATACCGGTCGTAATATCTTTTATCATCCACATATTCTAAAAGCTTTTCCATGATATCTGCTTCGTCCGCTTCGTTCATTGCCTTAGTAATTGTGGCATAATACTCTGCTTCTGACAGATCTTTTATCATGTCGATCACTTCTCCCATTTCTTCTGTGTTGACATTCTCAATCCCTTTTTCAATCTCACATAAGGATTTTTCAGCAAGGCATTCAAGCATTTTATGAATTCTTTCAATATGCATATACTAGGCCTCCCTTACTACGATCAAATTACTGTTCTGTACCTCGATAGCCTGTCCAGATGTATTCTGAACCGCTATTGCGCTGCAACATCCACAAGGAACATCTACATAAACCTGTGCAGATACATTGAATAAGTTTTCTACTGCAGCAGGTGTCACAATCATTCTTGTAGACTGTAAAGGCTCTCCGTCAATTGCGATTGCAAGAGAAATAGCTTCCACCGTTCCACCGGTTGGGATCTGGATATTTCCGCTATAAGATACAAGAAATCTTGCTTTGCACTGGTTTGTGATTCCTCTTAATTTAACTACTCCGCTTCCCTGTCTGTGAACGATACATTTTGTTCCGCAAACCGGTGACTCAGTAAATGCGACATCTTCTCCCTGCGGTACAGTCTGTAAAGCATTGGCTGTAAATTCTGACATAATATTTTCCTCTCTTTCAAAAATATAAGGGCAAACATTGAAGTCTGCCCTTTTTGTTTAAGTAATACTGCTATGCAGACATAATCTTTTCGATTAAGATACTTTAATTATTCAGTTGTAATTAACATCCGCATCCATTGTTACATCCGCATCCATACGGAATGTATGTGTTCGGGTTTGGCACCTGGTATGCTGGGATTGGTGATGGATTAACAGCGTTGATGATATGATTTGTCTGTGCTGTCATAGCGGTAGTCAGAAGTGCGTTCTGTCTATCCTGTGATGCTGCAAGTCTCAAATCATTATTTTCTGCCTGTAACGTTGCGATCTTATCCTGGCATAAGTAGTCAAGTATCGCTCTTGTTCCGGCATTCTGGCTGTCGATAATATCTCTCGTGTTGTTGTTCATGGTGTTCTGTAATGCGCAAGTGTTCTGCGCCATGTTGAAGTTTACACCCTGGATAGCTTCACGAGTTTCGCAGCAACAATTTGCAAGCTGAGACTGAATAGCATTTGCATTCTGCATTCCTGCTACTGTGTCCGCATTAATTGCCTGCTGAATGCTGTTAAATCCTGTCAGCATTCCGTTGTTTACTGCATAAAAGCCATCACAAAGACCATTTGTAATGCCATCAAGCTTACTTATGACTGCTGAATTGTCAAATCCTCTCTGGATATCAGCCTGTGTAGCCGCAGTTGCGGTATAACCGCCACCACCATTACCACCGAATCCATAACCGCCCCATCCACCGAATAAGGCAAAGAGGATAATGAGAACCCACCAACCACCATCGCCCCATGCACCATCATTACGGTTTCCACCAGTAACGGCGGCAATGTCAGCTAAACTTGGAGATGAATTAAACATATGTGTTCCTCCTAATAAAATTTATTTATACATAATCTTGCAAGAATAGTATCAATGTTTAAACTGGCTCATGATTTCTTCCGGGTTAAGGCCTTTTTCTTTGCACAAATTTCTGGCAAGCTGTTCCAGCCCTTTACTGTCTCCACGGTTCATCATGTCGAATGTATTTTTCATGATCGGATTATTTGAAAATTGAGAGTTGCTCATCATTTGACTTAATATCATCTTAGGGTTTCCACCGCACTGGATCATCTGCATTAAATTCATTCAGAATCGCTCTCTTTCTTTGCTCTGGTAGTCCTCTGGGACTGAGTTATTTTAGCTTCTATTTGGTCTAATCGCTCCATTATCGGGGCAAACAATGTTGACGTATCTTCTTTCGGTAATTCGTTTTGCTTTCCGTCTAGCTGCGGTTTATATGTAACTGTCTGAATAAGACCATTAGCACCCCACGATTTTATATAAACTTCTGATCCATCTGCTTTTGGGAAAATGGCAAATGGTGCATTCATAGGAACGTCATTCGCTGTGACTTCCTCAACAGAATTAACCATTCTTCCACAAAGTCCAGCTTGTTGCGGCATGATCTGTTGTGGGAATTGCTGTTGAATCTGCTGTGGCTGTTGATATTGAGGATAAGAATACTGGTTATATCTCTGATACTCGTACATAATAAACCTCTCTTTCTATCTTCATTTTATTATCAAAAGCACAATTGAACCACCCCAGTAAAACCCCATTAAAAGGACACAAAAAAGACACCCTTAACGGATGCCTTTAATGAGGAGAAAGTTATGTGAAATGTTTTCCAGTTACCTTAAGAATTTTATGTTGCATTTTGACGTTAATACGTCCGGCTGTCTTAGTCGAAACATGCATAATTTCTGCACATTCTTCCAAAGACTTTTCTTTCTTCCGTAAATCAAAGAGCGTTTCTTCTGTCGGTGTGAAATCACACAATTCTTTTATATGCTCTTTTTCTTCTTTGGTAAAGCACGTAACAATGTTTTTCATTTGCTTTACCTCATTTGGGGAGTTTCCGGCTATGACGGTGAGTTGTTGTCTCGCTTGAGTTCCACTGCATTAATTAAAGAAAGGTGGATAACCAAGTATGTATGGTTAACACATTATTATAATAACATATTATTCCACTTTTGTTGTACCATTTTTTTCGATTTTATTTTTATAAGCCGTTGCTCGTCCATTTGCAATCGCAGACTGATTTTTATTAAATCCAGAAACCTTCGTTCTATCGCCTTGCAATTGAAGATCATTATTCTTACAGAATGATTGAAGCCTTTTATTCTGCATTCGCAGTTTATATGCCAGTTTATCATATTGAGGTTGCAAGATCTCTTTTACATCTGTTTCTGCAATCATATCAAGTTCCTGTTTCTTGGTCATAATTTCACGCTTTGTTTTGCGAATTTCTCTTTCAAGTAATCTCTGCTTCTGCTGCAAATCATAAAGTTTTTGGCTTTCATCTGCATTTATATTCACATTTCCGTTTTCATCAATGTACTTATTTACCATGTCTTTTCGCCACGGGCCATGTGAATGTCTGCAATTGTATCCGTGAAGTCCTAAGAGATTTGCAACAGTTCCCTTTCCGGTTTCAAGGTCTATGGTATAACCTGTACTTTCAAGTAGATTCGGAAATCCTGGTTCGCTCCCGATTATTTTATATGCCTTGCCTTGCCAGTGATCGTGAGATGGAATCCCTGTTGGATTCTTTTTATCATATCTGGCACCCGGATGCGCTGATACCAGAACATACTCTATTTTATTTTGTGCAATATAAATGTTCGTCACTTGTGCCGCAGTCTGATTCATAGATGTGACGATGCAACACCTTACTGCCGCTTCAAGAGAACGCTTCGTTCCAGTAGGGTATTCTACCATAACACCAGATTCTGCATATCTATCCAGAACTTCGCAGACTGCACTGCTGTAAGACTGCATTCCAGATGCAACTCTATAATCAACCTCATTTAGCATATTGAGCAAGTCCTTCTGTGTCTGGTTAATGGTTGTTTTTGTCAAATTATCAAGTTCACCGGATGTCTTTATTAACTCTGCATTCATTGCCAGAATTGCCATATTATTTTTTAGAGGAGATATAATATCTGATGCTGATATCTGCGTCAAGACTTCCTTATCATCTGAGAATGATGTCATAACACTATCCATTAATAATCTGCGAACCTCATTTCTTGACTTTCCAGACATTTCAGATATTCTTTTTACAATCTCTGTGTTATGCAGTCCCATCTGTTGGAGTTTCCACAATTCTCGGTCAGCAGTTCCTGACAACTCACCGGATTTTATCAATCGTGTTGCAATGTCTGATATAATCCAATTTTCAAGATCTTGATACATTTCAACCAGTTTATCAGTTTTTCCGTAAAAATAATCCGGTCTAAGCATTATCCTTTTCCAACCTCTCTTTTAACAAGATCAATCCACTGCTTACCGTGATTTTCTTTTGCAGTTTCAAACCATCGTTTACCTGTTCCCGGTGTGTTATATTTTAATTCTGTTCTTGTCGGATACTTCTTTTCTCCACGGTTCGCCCACGATCTACCGTCTGCAGTCAGATAAAGTTCGCCTACATACTGATAATGTGCATATGGTGTATCCACTGTAATCAATCCTGGTTCTTTTATCTGCGTCTTGTTTCGCAAATCGCCCTGCTGCATAGGTGTGTATTTTCTCATGTCATTTACAACCTGCTCGTCAAGAACATTCTGAGCATTTCTCAAATTGTTATCCATTCTTTTAGTATCAAGCTTAATATTAAAACTTCCAATGACTTTATTATATTTCATAATAACGCATCCATTTCTATCACTTTTCTAAATAAAACTTAATCGTCTCTATCGCAGTCTTTTTCTGAAGCTTTACTTGAACCATCTCCGGCGGTTCCTGTTCCGGGATAATATATCCACCTTTTAAAATACCATTTATAGAAAGCTCCGGTATCCCTTGAATTATTTTACTCTTCTCCAAACAGACCACCGCTGTTCCTTTCCGCATCTTCCTGTGCTCTCTCTGCAAACATTGCATCTACTTCATTATCATTAAATCCCTCGTATTCCTTAAGGTATTTACGTTTAGAATAAATACCTTGAATCATTAAATTATATGCTCTTGATCTGTCCTGCTCGAAGCTTGCAAGCAGATCTTTAAAATAAAAGATATCTTCGTCAGGAACATCTTCATCCAGTGCATCCACATAGCCTGCCGGGATTCCATAAAGGTCGCAGAATACGTTGATCGCATAAATGAGATTTTTTAATGCTGTCTTTATGCATTTTCGAATATCGTTAATCGTCTCTACAGTCTCATTATCATCACTTTCAACTTGCGTTGCTGTCAATCTTCCAGACTTTCTGTCAAGGATAAACTGCCCCTGTGAGAATCCGCATTTTGTCGAGATCATAGATAGCACGCTGTTAATGTCTGTGATTCTGTCAGAAGTAAGCATGGTAGGGACGTGTTCATCAATCGTACTTTTTGAATCAAGCCCCAATTTCAATCCTTTAACGAACCGAGGAAGTTCCACTGTTGAGACGCGTGTACCACCTTTTCCCTGTTTTGTCAGCGCATTCTCATTAATAAAAGTAATGTGCTGAGAATCCTCAACCTCGTTTCCTTTTTTACTCCATGCGATATCAAGATCTCTAAGCTCCATAAGTGCATTTGAGAAAATCGAGACACCTTCTGGAGATGAGTAGTCGATCGTGTTATTGAATGGTGTTTTTAAATAGGCGAACAGTGGCTTTTCTACGTTCATAATATGAACGACTTCTTCGATTGAAGACCACTCTGGGACGTCATGCAGTTCTATCTTTTTGCCAAGCGAGTTACTGCTGTTTGACTTGAACGCTCTGTTCTGAATCTCGTACACGTTCATTTTTTCTCCATCTTTATTTTTTGATGTCGTAAAATGATGGTATTCGAGCCGGTAATAGTACACCTTATCTTTTAAAAGTCGATTAATGAAAACGCATCCTCTGATATCTCCGTTGCTGGTCTTTTCTGTAATTGCGAAATCCCACGGCATAATATAATCTATCATGTTGTCTGCATTCATTGAACCGTTTGGCTTTAAAATTATCCCACCAACTCCAAGCATATCTTCTACCTTGTCCCGAATAGAAGTGTCAACCATTGCCCTGATGCACTTATTAATAAAATCCGCTCTCTCTGAACCAGTTATACTCACTGATAAATCCATGCAAGCTTTCTTTGCTGTGTACTGGCAGAGGAATTTTGAAAAATTTATCGTTCTGATGTCATTGTTTTTTGGATCCACCCAAAAAGGGTTTCCATTAATGATGTCGTTCCATCTCTGCTGTGAATTTTCGATTTCTGGAGATGTAATAAACTCGACATTAAATTCTTTTTCTGCATCTGTTCTAAAAAACTTCATGATCGTCTCCCTTATTTTTTCAAAAAAATTCATTTTTTAATCCTCATAATCATCGCTATCTTCTTCCTCATCATCATAAAGACCGTCATTTCTTCGGCTGGTCATGATAATCCTGTTCAGTGCATAAATGTTTGCCATGATCGTATCTTCTTCTAAAGTCGGGTATGCATCCGAGAATGAACCATCTGGAAGCTGCTCATGCTCTGCCTTTGTAAACTCTTTTTCTGTATTCGGGCAACGTTCTGGATCAATGACAATCTTATTGCATCGCTGAAGCCACTCCCAGCAGTAATCCCTTCCTTTTCCGCTTCCCCATCTTTTCTTTGCCCCGATCGCATTGAATCCCCAGTCCTGCATCTCTGCGATTCCGTCCGGTCTGGCAGAATCGCATATAATCTCGACATTCATAAATTTCTTTATCTTCCTGGCAAAGGTAGAGTTTTTACATTTTTTAGAATACACTTCGCCAAAAATATAAAGAGTGTCCGTCTCGTAATCGTAATAGTTCTGGCTGAACACCTGTGGGTGTGTGTATCCGAAGTCCAAACCGTGGTTTACTGTGTCAAATGTCATTAACTCCTCATCCGATATTTTTCGGATTTCTAAATTGTCGAAGATGCCGCCGCCTGTTCCAGTGACTTCTCCGAGATAATTATTTTTATAATATAATGGTTTATGAATCCTGAACCACTCCGCACGCTCGAAAAATCGTTTTCCGAGCCATTTTACAGGAACATTATAATAATAGCTGTGGCAGATCCGTGTCTGTGGCTTATTTCTGCATTCTTCGGTGTACTCATTCATGAAGTTGTTCTTTGACTTTGGTGGGTTGAATATTTTTATGTCGAGTGCCGGCGTGTCTGCTCGTAAAAATGTATCCTCAATGTTGTCCATCTGCTCCACGCCTGCCATCTCGTCACATTCCTCATGGATCAGCAATTTCACATAGCCAAAAGGCACGTTGAACGATTTTAAGCTAATCGGCTTATCTGCTCCGGCAAACATGACCATTTGCCCGGTCGGTTTATAAACCGCACACATTGGGGATTGTTTAAAATCCCAATTTTCAAGGTCATGATATCTTATGACTGTTTTCATAAACTGATTATATACAGAGCTTCTTAGGTCGACTTTAAATCTTCTCGTGTATACAACATGAGCCTGCGAATCCTGCCGAATGGTCTCGTATGCAAGATTGCCCCAGAAGTTGGACTTAATAGAGCCACGACCGCCCTTCGATATAATCTCGTGTATGTCTATCTCTCCGGTAAAAGCTTCATGCACCGTTCTGTAAATTTCAACAAAGTCGCTTGTTATGTCTGTAATCGGGATCGTCCAGAGTGCCGATTTCTCGCGCTTTTCCTTTTCCTCTCGCTCGATCTTCTGCTTTTCCGCTATGGTCAGTGCTTTTTCCAAACCATCCATAGCCTTAAGCTGATCGGAAAAATCTGGGGCGAATCCCAGTCCGTCCACAACTTCGCCCTTCGCTATCTTACTTCTACGCTCCTGGATCTCAGCTAGCGACATGATATCCCGGTGCTGTTCTTTCTCGATGCGCTCCATTTTTTCCGCTATATATTCTGTAATGACAGTTTTTGACAGTAGTTTTTGTGCACTTCGATTTGCTCCATTCTCACTATAGCCAGCGCTTATGTATGCCTGTGTGGCATTTCCGCCATTCTTTATATATTCGTCTGCAAATGCTTTCTGTTTCGTTGTGAGTCTTCCATTCATCCGCTCACCGCCTTGTAAATATCAGCTAAACAGAAAATGACATCCGGGATAGATGCAGTTTTAAGAATCTCATAATCTTCTGTTTTCCATTCTTGTCTATTTTTCTTAAAGGTGTACACCGGTGTAAGGATTCTGTAAATCGTAATCATGCGCTTCTGGTCGTCGCTATAAAATTGATTTTGGTTTATTTTTATAATCAATCCACGCTGTACAATCGCATTTTGCAGCTTTTTAACTTTTCCTTTTAAATTTGCCAAGGCGCACACCTCCCATCATTTTACTTATAATTTTATTATAAGATATTTTTTAACTGTTTTTGTTCCATTTTTAGGCATAAAAAAACGGCTATATTTCAAGCCGCATTTTCTCATACCTATTATTTTCTCTTTTCTTGGTATTCCTTTTTTTCTCTCGGGAAGTCTTTCTATCCTTTATTTTCTTCATACCATTTTAAAAATTCACCAAAAATATTTTTCTCTGCAATTTTTCTTGCTGCAATCGCATCTTTTTTTTCTTTAAATCTTCCCAAAAAATATTTTTTATGTTTAAACGTAATCTCTGCACACCACAGCTGTTTATTTTTATCATACCAAACGCCAGTTATACCAGATGTGTTCGTATTTCTCAATTTATCGGGATGTTCTATTTTACATGGAGCTGTCCCGTCCACGTAAGTTTTTTTTAAATTGTCCTTTTTCACGCAACCGCAACTTATAACTCTGCCGTTTTTTAAATAATTATAATAAACATTAACTTCTTTTCCACAATCGCATCTGCAATGCCAGCGCTTACATCTGTTTTTATTTTCTGCGTTTTCTTCCACAACGTACATTGCTGTTAATTTTCCGAATTTTTTATATTTTATGTCGTTATAATACCAATGATTTCCGCAGTCCTTTATCTCTCCACGCTGTAAGTTCTGTTTTGTCGCAAGCCTTTTTCCACCGCAAATAAGACATGTACACTCATAGAGTCGGCGATTGTAAGCATTATAATCATCTGTTAATTTATTTACGATTAAATTGTTATAAGTTTTCCCTATAATACTTAAGTCCGGCTTTCTAGGCACTCTTTCCTCACCTCTTTTTAATCGTCTATGTCAAACTGATCTGTAACATCTTCGATTTTATAAGACTTTGAGTAATCGATCATGTCCAGATCCTGATCTGGAATCACTTCAAAATAAACCTTATAAACTTTATCGCCATGAACCATGTACTGATAAAACTCATTTACATCCCAGCAATCCGCATCTCCAATGATTCTGACATTTTCAAAATGCTGAATTTCTCCATTTTCCTCAACGGTTAATTTCTGCAATGGGAATTTTCTCAATTCTCCATAATTTTCCTCTAACCATTTGTTTAAAAGCTCTGTTCTACTCATTTTCTTATCTCCTTTTTTCAAATTAACACCCTAGGTTTTTTTACTGGTCAATTTCCGGTAAAAATTCTCCAACGTGTAAATCCTCACGCATAATAATATATGCTTTTCGGATTGTGCTGGCTCTATTTACCAGATACTCCCAAACTTGCACGTCTTTTTCTTTCCAGTCGCCCATATAATCGGCTCTAATATCTTCGTCCAGATTATAAAAATCATCAATGTGTGTATCGTGCTTTGCTTCAATTTCTGCGATTCTTTTCTGTAATTCCTGATAGCATTTTCTTAATTCTTCCATTTTCTCATCTCCTTTTCGTACATTTTTTTATAATGAAAAGTCCATTCTATAATCTCCGATGATGTCCAGCTTATCCCACATCTCAGGGATATCTTCTTCATCATTCAAGCCTGTAAGTGCATCATTTCTAAAATCTGCAAAACCGGCTTCGGTGTTCTCATAAACCATGATCCCGTCTTCGATATGCTTCTGGATATCGTGATCTGTCATGTTTGTTTCTTTTTTCAATAATTCAAATAATTTTTCGTTTGTCATTTTTATCCTCCTTATTTTACAGCCTTAAATCCCATCATTTTATATGTGTTTACTTCTGATTTTTTAACAATGATCTTATGACCGTTTGCGATCATTTCAACGCCGTTCTTTTTAAATTCTGCCATCTGCTCCGGTGTCGATATCTCCGGCTTATCTGCCAGACAGGACTTCGGACACCAGAAAGAAAACTCTCCATTATCAGCTTTCACTTTAATTTTTACCGCTTTCTCAGTCTCTCCGATCTGCTCTTTCTCTCCGTCAGCGAATAACTGGCGTTGAGAATCTGTTAAATTTTTCTGTAAAAACCAATCTTTAATGTAAAGCATATTATTTTCCCTCCGGTGTATTATGTGTTTTCCTTGTTTCTGATATTATAATACACCAAAAACGGTGTTATGTCAATACCTTTTTACATTATTTTTAAAGTATTTTATTTTTTCTCATTTTCTACATATTTAATAACGTTCCCAGGCTGCATATCCAGAAGTGTACATATCTTCTCTAATGCGATGATCCCGACCATGTCGCCACGCCTTAGCGTCTGGATTGCGTTTTCTCCTAAAAGCTTTTCTTTTCTCAGCCGTGACGTGGTATATCCGCTTTCTTTCAGCGTTTCTAAGACATTTATTTTATAAGTAAGCATTTATTAATACCTCTCTTTCCTTTATAAAGTATATTATACATTATTTTATAATTTATTTCAATTGTATTTACACCAAAAATAATGCACAAATATCATCTGTTAATTATACATTATTTTTGGTGCATTTGTATATTGCAATCACACCGTTTTCGGTGTATTATAATATTAACAAGAGAACAACATAGATGAAAAATGGAGGAAACGAAAATGAAAAAATATGAATACCATCACACAGCATTAACAAGAGGCTATATATCAGTTAAGACCAATGGGATTAAATCAGCTTACACTGGAAGATTCGGAACCGGTTACACCGTAAAAAGAAACAATCCAGACAGTACTAGATACTGCTATGTTGACTATTATATTGAAAAATAATCCAGAAAACATAGACGAAAGAATTTT